AAATGAAAGAATAAACTTCTTGCCATCGCTACCCGTAAACCTATCAGTAAACTTGCGTTCAATTTGGCGCTTCTCATCATCCGATGGCTCGCCATTTGGTAAGGTAATTAATTTGCTTGCACTAAATCCCGTTTGAGCATTACCTAAAACGTGCTTAGATATTTCGATATCTGATTCAACGTAATTTAAAGCACCGAAATAACCTGGCAATGCGTAAGCATTTAAGTTAGGGCGATATTCCTTTAAATACATTATTTGAGTGCCTTGTCTTAACTGAGAATTAAATCCGTTAAAGACCTCTCTTTTATACTTTCTATCTTCCCAATTCTCTGAATACCAAAACTGAGTATTGTCAGCATTTGTACGAATCTTAGTATAATCAACGTGATAAACCTCAGCAAGATTTTCCCCCGTTACGCTCCAAATAATTTGTAAGTAAGCGCCTCCGAATAATTCAATATCAATAGATGCCTTTCTTAATACTTCGGTCAACGACTCCACTCGGTTAGCTTGTGCGATGAATTGTTCACCAATAGGGTCGACACCCTCTTTGATTTTGAAGCCATTCCCAGTTATGTAGTTGACCTTACCTTTAATTATCGCATTATGCTTAGCAGACTTATTAAATAAATCGACTAAGTAGTTAGGATAATCATTCTTTTTCCCGAACTCAATATAACCTTCTCCTTCGCCTTTCTTCTCCCGATATTCAGGTTGTCTTGCCTCCGCAAAAGTTAAAACCATTAATTGATTGCTCATATATCTCTTACTTTGTAAGTGTTTGTTTGGTTGCTATAAGTAGTAAAACTGAATTGACTTGTGTCGTTTAAACTTGCTTGCCCACTTTCAAGCATTGAAGTAGCTTGCGATGGGATTAAATTAGAAGTTGAAGTTTGCTCATAAATCTGATATGACCATTCGCCAGGTAATTTAGTTGCAAAATAAGAACTTACCGTAATATTGAAAGCGTTGAATCTTTCAGGGTAAGTCGATAAATCAGCATTGTTTAAAATCACAAATGCCACCGTTTCATTTGTGTTTCTTGACTTAAAATAGAATAGATAATTAGGCGAAGTAAGAGTTGCCTTCTCGCTTAATGTTAATATAATTTTGTTGACTTGACCTTTGATTAAATGTATCATCAAATATAAATAGCATTAACAAAATTTCTTATATAAAAAAAGGGGAAGCATCTGCTCCCCCCTTACCCGTCAACCAAACGACTATCTTAAGCGCCTGGAGTAGTCAATGCAGAGAATACCCCTGAAGCTACCGTAGGTGCTAATTCCTTCTCTTGTGCAGAGAATGTCAACGTGTATCCTGAACGGTCACCTTGAGCAGTACCAGTAGCACCGTTACCTCCAGTGATGTTAATTCCGTTTACACGACCTAACAACCAAGTATTATCGTTATTGTCTTTTACTACTGCTATCAATGTGTTCTTAGCAAGCAATAAAATCTCGTTACGAGTTGCTACTTGTAATTTATTTAAAATGATTGACAATTCTTGAGCGTAGAATACCGTTCCATTTTGAACGTTTGCGTTTACGTTTTCAGTCAAAGAAGCAGTACCAGGTACTAACTCATATTTCCAAAATCTCTTTCCAGCTACTTTAGTCAATGCAGAAACCGAACCCGAAGCCTCAGTAATTGCACTAATATTTCCCTTTTCAATAAAGTAAACTTCTGTTATTCCACCTAAAGAATCACGGCAATCCAAAGAATATCCTTGAGTTAATGCGCAAGCCATAATTGTTTTTCTTTAAAATGTTAAAATTAGGGGAGTCGCATCCAAGCGATACTCCCCGAACTTATTTGTAAGATTATTAAGCTAAGATGAAATCAACCATCTCGTCAGGGAATGCAAACTGCACACCGAACTTAAATGCTGCCATGAACTTAATGTTCATTGCATAAGGGTCATGCAATAATTCAAATTGCTCCTCTTCGTTCAATAAGTCAGTACCGATGAACAAGTTAGAAACACGACCAGCGTATATCTTAGAAGTTCCGTTCAATCCTTGAACTGCAATAACCTTAATAGTAGTTCCTGGCAAAGTTAATTCTCCAGTTGCTTGACCATCAAAAGTATAGTTGAATAAATTTGAATTTTTTAATGCGATAGTGTAAGTACGGAATACATCGTTTCCTACAAAAATAGCAACGTCATCCTTATCAACGATTTGCGCTGGGATAGCCTTATAAACTGCGTCTAAAACTGCAACAACAACACCACTTGTAATACCAGCAGAAGCAGCCAAAGGAGTTCCGTAATAAGTAGTTGTGTTAGCGTGAACAACTGAAGCCGAAGCAGCAGCAACTAACTTAGCAAAACCATCAAACTTATTCAAGTTACCATTTGCTGAAGCAGTATCTCCAGTCCAAATCGCAGTTTCTAATTGAGAAGAAATACGAGATGCTTTCTTAGAAGTATAATCAGCAGCGAATGCGATTGAATCATACATTGAACCAGCAGATAATGCTTTTTGTAAGTACTTAGACTCTAATCCTTTTGGACAAAGTGCCTCTTGTACTTTAATTTTACCAACCGTTACACTTCTTTGAGTGAAAGTAGTTGTACCTGATGCGTTGAAACCGCAATCGCTATCATCTTGAAAGAAAGCATCAGTATCCATGATACCAATTTTCTCTGAAGATTTTACTCCAACTAAAACGTTTCCTTGAGATTTAATCAAAGTAGCAGTTTTAGAGCCAAGAACTGAAGATGTTACTAATAAAGCTTCGTTTTCTTTGGCGTAATCCGTTAATGTACTTACAACAAATGCCATAATTTTTCTTTTTTAAAATTTTTAATTTAAAGTTTTAACTCTTTCCAAGAATCGCTCTATTTTGTCGGCCTTTGGCTCAACGATTCTAAAATTGTTTTTTGGATTTTGGATTGGGTCAGCAACTGGAGTCTTAGAAAATCCTTCCAATACGCTTAACATTTCACTAAATCCTTGATTAAATTTGCTCTCTAATTCTCCCAACTTGCTTTTTAATGCCTCATTCTCGGCTTGCAAATAAGTGATAGTAGCATTCATTTCATCAAATTGAGAATCCACTTCCATTTCCATAGGAGCTTCTTCAGAAGTTGGTGCTTCGGCTTGAGGAGTTTCTATACCTTCAACCTTACCGCCAACAACGGTCATCATAGTACCATCAGCAAGTTCATACTCTCCATCGGGAGCAGAAACTGAGTTACCTGAATCGTCAACAAGCATAGCATCTGCGCCAATCTCTAATGCTGATAAGTCAATCTTACTTCCATCTTTTAGGTCGTAAGTTTCAAATACCAATTGAGTCGCTGGCTCAGGTGCAATTTCTTCAGTTTGTTCAACGGCATTATCCGCTAACATAACTTTAATTTTTTCAATTGCTTCTGAAACGTTCATAAATTGTTTTTACTATTGTTTGATTATAAATACTTATTTGTTAATACTTTATCATTTAACTTGTTCTAAAATCGAACATATCTCCGACCATAGCGATTCTTCAACGCTCATCGGTTGCTTTTCTTTCTTGTAATTAAATATGCCTTCAACACTAAATCCTTTAAACTCGCCCGATTTAATCTTATTCCAAACCGATTCATTTTCAACTTTAAAACTACCAAACCAAGAACCTTCAGGTGCATCCTCAAATCCTTTCATTGCTTTAACCCCTCTTGAAGAATCGACAATAAAAGATTCATACATCGTTACTCCTTCAACTGCTAAAGCCTCATCGTGCATTAAATTTACGTTTGACTGATAACCTTTCTTAAAAAACTTTTGCGCTATCTTTTCAATCGTGTCTTTTGTAAAGGTAACATAGTACTCGCCATTTTGGTCGTTCCTATAAATAGGAGTATCGGCCAACATCAAAGCGCCCGAAACAATTCTTCTATCTTCAGATTGAATAATAAAATTAGCCTTTGCTTCTTTAAACATTAAGAAATCTTTTTCAATTGCTGGTCTATCTACCAAAGCAACGAAGTCAACTTCAACATCGTCATTTAAATCGTCACTAATTTCAAGTTGATAAATTGGTAATTTCATATTATTTGTTTTTAAATTCTTGCAGAGTTTTCGATTCTCCGTATTCTTTTTTGACTTCCCGTAATATCTGACTCGACAACGTATGCCCTTGCATTTACATTACCTATCGCATTGATTGAAGTTTGGTCTAATGAAGTTGGCGCACTTGGAGTAAATCTTGGTGCTATTGGAGCAGAGCCAGCACCACCACTTGGCAAAGATGCCCCAGCTGATGCACTGCTTCCACTATTAGCAGAATTAATAGAAGCAATTGCTTGCGCACCAGCAGCAACTGCGGTAGCAATCGATAAGGCTGCTTGAATTTTGTTAAATAATATTGTTGGGGCTGCCGCAATACCACCCGTTGCAATAGCTTGTGGAGTGGCCAAAGCACCAATATTTGCAATTTGAGTAGCAAGTACAATTTTTGCAATAGCACCCGCTTGTTCTACAACTATGCCAGCAATAGCTAATTCTTTATTTTTACCAGCTATTTGTTGTAATAAAGAACCAAATTGTAAAGCAAAATCTGCTTCTTGAAGTTGGATTTGCTTTCTAAATAATTTTTGTTGCTCTAATAAATCTCTTTCTTTTCTTGCATTATCTTCTATACTTAAATAAGTTGAATCAGAAGATTGAACTTTTTTCTCGTCACTTTCTTGTGTTGATGCTAAATCCAAGTCATCATATTTTTTTTGTAATGCAGATAATTTATTTCTTCTTTCTTCTTCAATAAGAGCAGTGCTTTCTCCAAAAATTGCTCTCTTTTCTGCTTTTAAATTAAAATCTTCTTCAATTGCTTCTCTTTCCTTTTCAAAATCACTTAAATACTTTCCTGCTTGAGTATCTGAAATCTTTTCGTTTTCTAATTTAATTTCCCCTGATTTTTTTTGTAACAAAGCAAATGCTTTTTCCGCTTCTTCTTCAGCTATTTTTTGTCTTTTATCAGCATCCTCTTGTAATTTCTTTAATTCTTTTTCGGCTGCATCGTCATTTATTTTTTTAACATCAAGTTTATAGCCAGCTAAATCATTTTTTAATTTAGTGATTTGCGTATTTGTTTCTTTTGCTACTTTCTCCCCTTGTTCTTTTACTTCTTTAGGGTCAAAAATAAAACTTGCTAACCCTCCAGCAAATTTTTCTTGCAATCCAAAATTTTTGCCAAGTGCTTTTCCAACTTCATCAATTGTTGTTAATACTAAAGTTAATGGTAGTGCAATTACGCTTATTACCGCTTTTAATATTTGTTTATTTCTTTCAGCGATTGCTTCTTGGGATTTAGCAACCGATTGCTGAGTTTCTAATAAAACTATTTGGCTTTTAATTGATTCTTCAGTCTGCTTTATTTTAATTCCAAGTATTTCTTTTTCGCTTTTTCCTTGAAGTTTTAAAACATTTTCTGATTCATTTACCGCATCTAAGTTTTTCTTTTGAGCTTCAGCAGTTTTTTCGGTATCACTAAGTAATTTTTTTTGCTCAGACGATACCCCACTAACTAATCCCTTTATTTCATCCCAATAAGTTACCAAAGCGGCTACTGCGATAACCAATAATCCAATTCCAGTAGCACCAATCCCTACACGAATTGCTTTTAAGGCATCTAAAACAACTGACTTTAAAACGGCAAACGAATCCTTTAATTCTCCTAATGCTTCTAAACCTTGCGATAATGCTAAAGCGGATTGAACTTTTAATAATGTTTTAGCTACATCTTCAGACTCAACACCAAACAAACCTATTGCACCTTGCAAACCTCCGAATGCACTGGCTAATCCACTTAAAGCAGAAGTCGCAGCCTTAAATTTTGTGTCAGGGTTAAAGCCGTTAATTAATTGATTTGATAAATCTATTTGGTCACGAAGTTGTCCAGCACGTTTTGCTGCTTCGGTTGCCTCCTTTGAAGTTACTCCATACTTCTCCGCCAATAATGCAACTTGAGCAGTCGCATCACGGAGTTGTCTTTTTATTGAAATAACCGATTCTTCAGCTTGTTTACCACCCGTAAATTGTAAATCAATTCCTACTATTTCATTTGCCATATTAACTTGGGTAAAATAATTCTATAACTCTTAGCAATTCACATTTGGTTGTTTGAGGAATACTTGGATTAAAATCAACTATTTTATTTAATCTCCATAATGCGCCATCAATATAAATCAGTTGAGCAAAGTCAAGCGAATGAATATCCTGAACGGTTAAATATAAATAGCAACTTAGAAGCTTACTATCTTTGTTTATTATTTCAGCCAAATATTCATCCCACCAAGCATTGTATAAATTAGCAGATGGATAAGGATTTGTTAATTTAAAATAAAATTCATTTGGCGCTCCAAAATTTAAATCTAATGTTGGCTCTATTGGGTCATCTAAATGTCCAGCATAACCATAAGCGTCTAATCCATGAGGATGTGTTAAATTGCCGTTATCTGGATATACTTCTCTTATATGATAATTTGGACTTGTTGAACTTTTGAAAAACATAATACGGATATTATTGTCTTTTCGTTCTTGTTTTAATACATCATTTTCTAAAACTGCTTTAAATAAATTTGCCCTTAATTTAGTATCCGTACTTGAAGCAGTTAATATACTTGGACTAAAAATTATTTTAGTTTCTGACCTATCCTCAGCAAATTGGAATCTTGTATCTTCCTTTCTATCTGCATAGGTTTCATTGTATTTTTTGTTGTATGCTTCATTGTAATAATCATCATCTTCAGTATAAAGAAAATCATAATACCTCGCATTTAATTCCGACATTGGTTTAATTGAAATCTCTTTTGAATAATCAACCTTATTCGACCAATCAATTGAATCGGCAATAGGGTCTGAAAGCAAAAGCAATCCCGTTGTATCTCCCGTTTCCCCGTGCAATAATAACTCGCCGACATCATTTACTTTTAAGAAGCCAGCGCCTCTCCTATAAAATTCAATATAAGGCTCAATTAATAAATGCGTTGATTTTTGTGGGTCTTCATAAACGTATAAATTAAACATTCTACATATTGAAGCAAAAAAATCTTTTTGTTGTATTCCTTTAGGAAGTAGATGTTTCATATTTAATACAACATCTAAAGAAGCATTATCACTTTGAGCGTAATCTGAAACAAATTCTAAAACTAAATCAGGGTCTAATGTTACATAAGTTTCAGATGCTAAAAAAGTAGCGTTTACACTTAATATATCTCCTAAATCTAAGGAAGTAGTTACAAGCCAATCGATAGGTATTTGCTGATAATCGACATAAGTCGTGTAAGTTTCTTCGTAAACTATTGACGCAGACTGATATAATTTAATTGTCATCGTGCCTGGTCTTGACAATGATACGCTACCTGATAATTTAATTTTACCTAAAGTATTATTAGTACCTGGTGCTATAAATGTAAACGATGAATTAGCCGTATTTGAAAATAAAACTAAATTTGTTATTACATTAAATACCAAATCTCCAGCAGTACCATAACTTGAACCACTATCTAAAGCCGTATTGCTTGCAACTCTTAATAAATCTTGTGTCAATTGCTCAAGATTTGCTTTATTATTTGGAATGATTAAACTTCTAAAATAAGGCGTATCAAAAAACGCAGAAGTATACGTGTACTTTGAATTAGTAATAATACTATCCATTATTTCGTGGACAAAAAATGCGGGTCTAAACGCATCTAAATGCCAATCTTTTGTGCTATGCGCACAATTACCAAAATCAATTAAAGGATAAACAATGCCTAAACCACTTGCGACACCTGAAGCAGTCCAAGAATTAACAACCGTAGTTTTATTCCATTGTTGAACGTACTTATTAAAGTTATCCATATCCTCAAGCAATTCATTTCCGATTGCGGAGGCAAATCCACCTAACTCCCCAAATACTGCGCACTGATATTCTATTACTCCGTTTTGAATAGTTATCTCCAAAAGGCGAAGAACTCCCTTAAAAACTTGAATCTTATTAACAAATATCTGACAATTTGCTTGCTTGGTCGGGTCAAAATTATAACCCACATTTGGTAACTCATCTTCAGGATTTTCAGGAGTAAGTTTAATATTACCACTGGTAAAATTATAGATATGACCAAACACTTTATTATTATTTGCGTTACCAGGTACGTTAATCGTTTTAGAATAATTTGTATTCCTTGCTGAAAAGTCTTTAATGTCATCTATTGCATAGTTTAGTTCTGCTCCTATATCTTCAAATAAATCGAGCCTTTGTTGTTCAATTATTATTTCGGTTATCATTATCGGTATTGGCTAAATTGTTTTTGACCTAAATCAAATTGAAGTTGATAGTTAAATAATTTATCTGAAGTGCTAATCTTTTCTTGGTAATTAG